TTTACTTCGGTAGAAGCAAGAGATTCAACCCCATCGCCATTAACTGCTGTCACAATGTATGCGTAAAATTTATCATATGTACCGAAACCGGTGCCGACGGTTTGCACACTGTTTAGTCGTTCAGCAGATCCTCCGGACGAATACGCCGTGTAGCTGGTAGAATCTTCACCAACCAATTCGAATGTTGTTGTGGTTAGCACATTGATAGTAAATATTCGGGTATTTAATTCCGTCATCCCTACTACACCCGTTATCTCAACCGTCTGGCCCGTAGTAAATCCGTGTGCCGCAGAAGTAGTGACTACTGCCGGGTTGGCCGCTGTAATGCCTGTGATGGTTGCAGTCGATGAACTGGGAAACGTGGGAGGGATAACACTTGAAGCGTAGTCGATGTCTGTCAGAGTCCAGCTATCATCCGCTAAACGACTTAAGTTCGCAGAATCATGACTCGGATGAACTATCGTCATGACATCTGCTGATTGTGTATACCCTAGTCGCGGTAATTGCGCCTCGGTATACGCAGTTGTTAGTTCGTAAATTCCACTACTCTGTGCTGATCCTCCAGAAACATATGCAGCAAATGCCGTGCTATTAAGGCCTTGAAGTTCGTAAGTGGTAGAGGTTACATTCGCAATGGTATAAGTAACACCATTGAGTTCTGTCATACCCACGACGCCGGTATGAACGACTGTCTCGCCATTAACAAAGGTATGTGCCGCCGAAGTGGTGACTACCGCAGGATTGGCTTGTGTAACTCCTGTGACGGTTGCTGCGGGTTTTAAAACATACCCGCCATCCTTCATGATCCGTAGCATCAAGTCTTCAAAAACAAGTATGTAGGTTTGTTGGGTATTGAAACTGAAAGGTATTAGTCGTCCTTTCTTAGATGAGTCTGCGAGTGCTCCCCTGAAACTGAATCCGGGTCGGGAATACACGCCTCCCTGCGCTCTTACAATGAAATCACTACACAGAGCAAGCCCGGTTGCATACTTAACCATGTCCGCACGTGAGCGTAATGACGGTGCAATTTCACCGGAAGTAAAACTGCGCTGAATTATTTCTGGCACGGATCATCTCCTGACAGTTTCGAACTCACTTAAAGCGGGTTCTTGGTATTGCTCGTTTACATCATCAGCGATGGCATTGTTTAAATATGCGCGATATATTTCTAACGAATCTCCGCGTAATGATCTGCCATCTTTTACCCCGACAATAGGTATCACTATCTCTGAAGTCAGAAGGTGCGAAAACGCTAAAATAAAATCAGGGGTAAATAGGTTGGGGTCAGTTACTTTTGCAGTAAAATCAATTCGCAAATTTGCTTCATTAGCCCCCAGCGTTTTATTGCCACTGAAATTAAAAACTTCATACTCTATTTGCGGACGAGTACCTCTAAGTGGTAATAACTGGCTATCAAGTAGCCTTGCTATCACCTCCGCGTCAAAATTCGCTAACTCTTCATGAGCACCTACCAATCGATTAATCTTTAAACAATCACTTGGGTATTGATACGCGTACGCCCAATTAAATATTTCAGTTGTTAACACCGACAAAGTGCGAATTCTACGCGAAAACCCCCAGACATTTTCTGTCAGGAGTCGGTCCCGTACTATTGCGTATTTCAGTTTACATACCTGCGCCTGTAAACTAGCTTCATCAAGACTGTTGATGCTACCTGCCCGCGCGTTTGACAACGCCAAATTGCAAATGTCTACTTCAGAAGCGATTACGATTCTCCATATAACACTTTAATGCGGTCATCTGATTCACGTTCTATCTTCATAGAAGTCATCTGAAGTCGAATGGATTTACTGGAACCCTCTGTGTCACTGTGTTCGCTCTTACTGTCAACAAACGCGTAACCATGGATCTCAACTACATCGCCGACTGCGAGATTCCCCGCATTCAACTCCTCGACAAGATCATCGTCAATACTGAGGTTTGTACCATACGGGTAATGAGCGCCATCAGAACAACAAGTTAAACCGTCCGAGGGCGAAGACTCTTTCTTAATTTTCACTTGGTCTTCAGACACAGTTATCGCTCCTATAGGGTTTCTACTACACCAGCGTTGTCGTCGTTAGCGTTAGCGTTAGCGTTAGCGTTAGCGTTAGCGTTAGCGTTAGCGTTTTCGCCGTCGCCCATGAACGATGCGTTATTGATGTCTTTGCTATCCTGCTCTTTCTTTTTAGCAGCTTCTTCCGCAGCCAATGCTTCGAGTTCTTCGCGCGCAGCTTTGTCTTCTGCAGTTTCTTCCTTGATACGTTTCAGCCATGAAGGCACTTGCTCTTTGCCTTTCTTTTTAGGGAACGCTTTGTCAGTATGCACCTCTGACCGTTTACTATTCGGTTTGTACAATCTGCCGTCCGTATGGAACCCGGGTGCTATTACTTTATATCGTGGCATGGTAATTCTCCTGAATTTGAGAAAAAGGGGCCGAAGCCCCCGATTCAATTAAGCGCCGGTGGTATTGGTTTGGTTACCCATAGTAATACCTGCGGTGACTTTACCGGTTGAGGGAGCCGTACCAACCACTACGTATTCGATACCGAGGTATCGTTCCGTGATGTCATTCGGCAAGAAGTCCAGTGCAATCTGCTTACCCACAATCAGGTTAGCCAATGCGATAGTTTGACTGATAACAGTCGTGCCTAGCGCAGTAGTGGCTCCTGTAGAGACTTTGATCTCTAAAGTAGTCAGATTGTTGAACACTTCGGTGACCTGTACTAAAAGTGGAATTTTAGCACCCTTACCGATATCTTTATTTAACGCAGCCGCTGCACCATATGGTGTGCCTGCTACCCCTGTGTCGATGACGTTAGTAGAATCAGCACTTGCTGTAATCGCTTGGTCATCAGAAAAAAGTTGTTGAGCTGAAAAAATCATAATTGATCTCCTGTTAAGCCGGGGGTTACCCCGGCAACTGATGAACCGTTTAGGTTACACGAGCTTCAGTGTTGATGATGGCATCTGTTTCACGGATAGGAATGCCACGATAAGTCATCACTTCCTTACCTTCGATTTCCATCGGTTTCAGACGTACAAAGTTATCACTTGCACCCGCGTTTGTAGCCAAAGCATCAAGAGACTCAAGCACATCACGATTACAATAGATAGCGATTTTGCCGCCAGCGACACGTCGATTCTGCAACTTGTAGTATGCCTTACGCATGAAGTTATACAGTGCAATAGACCCTGCTTGCATGTCTGACACATCGATATTAGCGATGCGCGACACATAACGCCAATCTTTAACGGCCAGACCAATGTGCCATCTGAACAGCTCTTCCATCGCGTAGTAAGCATTATTACTACCGTCAAGAACACGCTGTTCACCTTTGTCATCACGCTGTACGCCTGCCAATGTGCCTTTGGGATACAAAAGCTGACACTGATTATCGCCCCACGTAATGAACCAGATAGATGTGTTGTCAGAACCCGTACCGCCGGCATCGATGATCTGATTGCCGTTCGCCGCTGAAAGTGAATTGAACCGGGGTGAAAGCCCCATGAACTCTTCCGGATCTGATGCCGAGTTACCGTAAATCAATTTAGTAGCAGCTTCCTGCGACATCGCTTCCAGATACGACTGAGCTTCCGCCAGACGTACCGCACCCTCGTTGTTAGACAGTTCGAGCAAACGTTTGTCAACGGTGCTCAGGCCTTCAACGAAGCCTGTTGTATCTTCAACCTGCGCCTTGGTGCCTTTACTGTTCGGGATGCCCTGATAGAGCTTACCCCATGTAACAGTCGGTAAACCGGTGCTGACAGTGTGAAGGTGAGTGGTTCCCTTATTGCATTCGACGGCAAGCGCGTCGTCGAGCATAGGGTTCAGTTCCATAAGCATCTGGATGACTTCGATGAATTGACCTCGACCATCCTGTTGCTTGTATATGTCGATTAAATCGACAAAGCTATTTCCTAAAGTAGCCATGATATACCTCTATTCTTTGTTTTCATTTGGATAAAGTATCGACACCCGATCTTTCGCCGGTGGAGCATTTAACCCGATACTACCCGGGACATCTTCACCGAGCGTCTTACCGACGCGATACATGAACCTGATGAACTCCGGATGGTTACCCACTCCGTGATCTTCAAGCAGTTGTTTCAATTCTGGCGTTCCATACGCATTCACTGCTGACTGTGCGACTTTGACATTCTCATCGAATTTGTCGCCGCCGAATTCACTGTCTTTCTGTGACTGCTCACGCCAGTCTGTCATCTGCTGATTGAAGTTATCGATCTGCGCTTGCGAACCCGCCTGAACTTGTTTAGCGTAAAGACCCACAACGCTCTGCGCCTGCTCCTGAGTTAAGCCAAGATCTTTAAAAAGAGGCAAGGCTTCGTCCAAAGCAGTTTCATTGAGCGTCATGCCTTCCGGCATAACAAAGTCGGCATAGGTGTCGGGTGGCTCTTGACTACCTTCACTTCCAGCGTCGTCGCTGTCATCTTTTTTGCCAGCGGCGGCATCGTCTGAAGATGACGAATCACCTTCATCTGAATTATTGTCGGTGCTAGAATCAGCACTCTTGTCATCAGTTAATACTATACTGTTTGAACTCTCATCCGTAGATGTAGTATCTGCATTATCCGCAGTATCATCTGTATCAACATCTGTATTGTTTTCGTCACCCATTTTGATTTTCCTCTAACATTTTTAAATAATAAACTGGCTGATTGTCTCTGATCTTACGATCCATATCCAATCCAGCGGCTCGCTTTCCTGCATTATATGCATGTTCGATAGCGTCTTTGTTAAATATATTCTCAAAAACTCCACATGATTGCAACCAATCCCATGCAAAAGTCCTGCCATCCGGGCTTCTCATCATATTATAGACTGCTAACCCCTCCGACGTATGCTCTTTTTTACTATCGTCTTTAGTATTTTCTTCTTCGCCATAATTCATTGCGTTAACCCTGCTCTTTTCATTGTAGCGCCCAGTACATTATTTTCGTCAATCTCTGCCTCTGATGCGGTTTTAGCAGCGTTCGCCATCTGTTCGCCTTGCTCCACCGCTGCTATGCGCTGTGCTGCTTCGGCTTCTGCGGCTGCGGCTGCTCCCGCTTCTTTATCACTAACAATAATTGATGGATCGACCCCGAGTGCTTCCGCATAATCATCAATGGATTGATTAACATTAATTTTATGACGTGATGCCGGCCATACTGCTGACAGTTGCCCTGCGAATCCGGTGAGGCGTTCTATCGCACCGGTATTAACCAGTAGCTGTGCCTGTGCTAATACCGAAACATATGTCACACTTAACTCTCGGTTTTGCAATTCAGGTGGTGGTAACGGTAATACCCCTTTACGTTGCAAAATATTAAACGTGCGGTCAATGGCCGGATCAAGTAGCTCAGTATGTAAACGCTCAAGTACTGGCCCTAGCATTAACAACTTCTCTTCGTGCTTCTCTGCAACTTCTCTCGCCGTAATCTGTCTACGATCAGTTGCTGCTAACATCAGAAACAGATCTTCATAAAATGCACGCTGTACCCGATTCTCTACATTCAATATTTCTTCTTTAATGGTGTTTACATCAGGTCTGTAATTCTCGTAAATACTACGCAATCCCCCGTTGTTTATTTCTGGGACAGCGATCTTATCGCCTCCCTTTATCATTTTACTCTTCAATTGTTTAACTAATGTGGCATTGCCTTGCAAGGGGGGATTGACTAACGCATCCATCGCTTGATACTTGCGGCGCTCTGCCAATTGTAATGCTTTGACATCACCTATCGATGTCATGCCGGGGCAGTCTGTTGCATAAACATCTTCGCCAGTGACATCCCAGCGAGGTGTTAATATCGGAAACTCTTCAAACCCTGACTCCCGTAAAAAAGTATCAGTAGCTTCTCTGGCACCTTTGTTCGCTTCGTAATAAACTGAGCGCACGGGCATATTCTTTGCGGTAACACTGTTCCCGTCCCGGTCATCATTAGGCTCAATTGCATGAACGATCTTCACCCACGCCTCGGTGTTACCTTTATCCCACTGACTCTTTACTGAACTGCTAACGTTATCGATGCCAAACTGCTTCACTGCTTGACCGACTGATATCTCATACTCACGATACAAAGTGTCGCTGACATCCTTCCCGTTCATGCCCAGCATATAACTGCCGACGGTATAAGGTTTGCACCATATGACTTTATCGAAGTCGTCAAAGATTCCCATCGCTGCCGTGCCAAATACGCCAAGTTCTGAGTAAAGTTGATGTAATGAATTATAAAAATTAGAGGCCGAAAATACACTGTACATTGTAATTTGGACTTGGTGCAGCCACATTTTAACGGCGGTAACATCATCCAGTTGCATATCACCAGTTGACAGCCGAAACCAAGGTCTTGCGGGGGAGGTAATGCCTGACATCATTCCTGATGCCAACGTCCGGGTTGCTAATCTGCTCGTGTTATTAATCTGTTTAGTGTTACGTTTGTGACCTTTGTTCCGATCAGATACTAAAAATCGTCCTCGATGGGCGAGATGGTAATCTGATAACTCTCTGTATAAAGGCATGAAACTTGATCGTTCAGATCTTAATGCCTCAAGACGTTTATTATAACTTTTAATCGTTGGCATCTATTGACCTAACAATGTCTTTTGAGTAGTTGCGCCGCCGTCTTGCACTCCCCGTGAGCTGGTGAGTATAGTACTGCGTCCTTTGCCCCCGGCAGCACGCTTCCGTCGGGCGTCGCTATCGCCTCCTGCTCCGGCACTAACATCCGGCGCACGTGGTGCTTCCGGTAATTTTGGTGGTGGTGATGGTGCTGATGCTCCGCACATATTAACGCCCTCTGGTTTGGGTAATGCCTTGATAATAGCATATCACATTGTACTGTCCATGCAAGAAAGTGGATCGTAGTCTTCGGTATCCGAGCCTCGTAACGGCAATGCCGCATCCAATGACCCCCGTGGATGTTCTAATTTAGGTACTGGCTGCGCGAAGGTTAGGTACAATTCATCTGCCCAGTCAGGTGAACACCCGACGCGTATCTTCACGTCTTTCTTCTTCTCAAGTACAAGCTGATCCTTGTCATTATGCCAGTAATCGCGTGATGTTAACTCTTCTTCAAGCTGCGGATCATCAGGTATCGCACCCCCATCCATCAACCATTGACGGCATCGGGCACCCATCTCAGCCGTACGACTCTTGTAATGTTTCTCGTCTGCTGCATTCTCACCGAAATGTACGCCAATGACATGGTATCCGAGCTGTACAAGGCGATCCAGTATAGGACCACCCAGTCCTGTTTCGTCCAGAAACGTTACATCGGGCATATGCCGATCCAATATCATTGTGATCTTAGATACGACCTTCATACTGTCACGTGATTTTTCGCCCGGTATCCGGTACGTCTTCTCTGACTTAGCATCTTTGCCACGCCTGAATCCTATCATGCAGTTGTCGTCGCCGCCCCGTGCAATGTCTATGCCGCATATTAGCGGATCATCGCCGAGGTATCTGCCGGGGCCACGTTTCATCGCTTCAAATACGATGTCAGACGGGATGAACTGCGTATCCCCCGCACGCGGGAACCGACCGAGCACACGTACTCTGAAGAAGTCAGAATCTTCGCCCCAGTCTTTACGCCACTCTTCAATAAGCTTTTTGTTTGTCATCTTCGCAGTACGACTGTCTATCTGTCGTGTGTGCCATCGATGCCGCTGTCGCTTAAAGCACTCTCTGAATTTACCGGTGTTACGTGTAGGATTGCCGAATACAAAGAACATCGGTTCACCATCGGTGAGTCCGCCTTCCGCAACTTCCCAGATCTTATCGGGCACAGCACTGGCTTCATCAAATATGTAGAATGGAGTGGAACTCGCTGAATGTAGTCCTGCGAATGCTTCCGAGTTCTCTTCACGACACGTCTGCGCGTCTACACGCCACGACTCCGGCCATGAATGGTGATATAGCGACATTGATCCGCGACCATTGTTATACTCGAACCAGTGCCCCACGATGCAGCGTGTGCGCCATTTACCAAGCTCACCCCACGTTTTAGTACGTAGCTGATCGGAGGTGTTCGCGGTTACGATGCCTTTTGCGTATGGCCGGGTAGACATGATCCAGAGAATAAGCCATGCAGTTATTGCAGATTTACCGATGCCATGGCCCGACGCCGTGGCTTCACGAATAGGGTCAACTGGTGTAATTCCGTTGAATCCGCGATGATGTACGTCTTCCCCGACATCAATGAGCATTTTCCGTTGCCACTTGTCAGGGCCTTCAAACCCTTCAAGCTCGCCATGCCCCCAGTCAAACGCCCACATAACCCATCCAAGAGGGTCGGCGTAGAACTGTGAACATTCATCAGCTAACAGTAAATCAATTTGCCCCGGCGCATATTCACCGCTGGCTGTCATTGCTGATCGAGTTGTCGCCATCGTTAACCTTTAACGTAAACGCCTACTGCTGCCGTCGTAACGGATTTAGTAACTTCCAGATCAATAGGGCCGGGGATAGTAATTGCGTTATGGGTTGCTGTTAATTCACGGATGTTACCGTCCTGATATAAGTCGCCAAACGTTGAAACCCCGTCCTCATCCAATTGAAATGTAACAGTTTCAGCGCCTGCCAATTTACCTGCTGAAACTGTTACCCGCATCCCTTCGTCAATCGAAAGTTTTTTAGTTGCGGCCCCTGTTGCAGCCGATATTAAAGCTTTCATATCGTCATTACCCAGACACCGTTCGCATTCAGTGTGATCGTGATCGTGCCGGTGACATTGCCGAAGACTGCCGCTTCGATATGAGTTGCGATAATGTATTTGTTAGTATCTTCATAGATAACCAGACTACGGCCATCACTGAATCCACTCGCATCGAGTGCTATCACAGCAGGATCATCCGCATCGAATACCAGATTAAAACTGCCGTTCAAACTACATGTAATGTTTGCCAGCGTAACCGGCCCGGCCCAACCCGTAGCCGTGGCCACTGCAGTTAATCCTGAGTATAGATTATTGGTATCAGGACTGATTGAAGACTCGGAGACAATGCCGAGCTTGATAGTGTCACCTGCTAATACCGCATCAAGATCAAGTGCTTGTGTGCCGTCGAAGTGACGTTCCAGCCATTTTGAATGTACTTGCCATGTCATTGTACTGGCCCCCGTTCTTGTTGTGATATCTCAAGTTCAGCCAATTCCAGTAAGTCACGCCATTTCTGAACGGCTACTCTGGTGTTAGCGATCTCTTGGGACATGCCGGGGAAAGAAGTCGGACGACTTTGCATCCGTGCGAGTTTGTTAGTTAGATTATCGATTCGTGTTTCAGCACGAGTCTTACGAAACTTAGCAGTCTGTTGTTCACAATTGATGTGCACAGGCTGACCGATGATTTTGTTTTGAAACGGCCACATCACATTAATTCCTCTATTAAATCGTCCACGAGTGGACCGACTAATTTATAAATGAATCCGGTTTTCTTACTCACGACAAAGACAGCACTGACAGTAACCGCTTGCCCATCTATATTTAATATAGCACTTGTCGGCGCAATAATGCGAATTTCAGTCAGATCAACATCTTGACCGGCTATTGATATTGTACCTGCAGCAGGATTGATGCTGACCAATACCGCTACCGTGACATCTTGGCCGTTGATGCTGATTGTATCTGTATCCGGTAAAACATATCGATCAAGATTCACTATTGCCGTTTGTCCTGCTACCGATAATGCCCCATTTGCCGGTGTAAGGATCGCATCTTGCGCTACATTCGCATCTTGTCCTGCAACACTAAAAGCTCCTGTGCCCGGTAACAATGTCACGTTACCTGCTATCGCGATGCCGACGAAAAGCGGATCTTTAATCGGCTCTAATATCTGCCAAGGGTTAGTAACAATCTCTTCAATTAATGATAACGATAACGCTTCTTCATATACACTTACAAAAGCGACATCAACGGCAGTGTATGAACCAGCTCTCTCACCTGCATATAAGCTACGCGAGTGTATAATAGATGTATCTGTTATTGACCTTGTATTACTAGTAAGTACGCCATCAACCTCAACATAGAAAGTTATTGTACCTGCTGTTAGATTTACAACCTGAAATGTTAGATGGAACTCTCCATCCCCTAATGTTAAACCTAACGCACCAGTCGATATTTGTAGCCCAGAATTCCCACGTACTCGCATACGCCAGTCACTACCAGAAGAACCTGGCCTTATCTCTACGCCTTGGGCAGTACCATTGTTGCGTGTGCCTATAGGATAAGAAGCATTATCATTGCAGCGAATTAATGAAACAATAGTAAAATTACTAGTAGCATTAACAGAGATAGGGCCATACGAAATGTAAGCAGAATTAGCAGGTAAGCACTCTATATAAGGTATTAATTGGCCACGATACTTATAATACCCATGCAGGGTAGTACCTCTAAGACTACAAATACCCGCCCGCTTAGTGCTATCACCTACACCTTTATTGCTTACATGAAACCAAGACGCAGATATTCCCTTAGCTATAATATTGCTAGTATTAACAGGCTTAAAATTTAACGGTGGGTTATACCTCTTATAGGTTTTTGTTGGCATAGCTTTATGCTATATCACCAAAGATATCCCATAAAGATAGAGACGTATTAAGGGAGTTAATTGCACCACCCGCCTGATTCTCTAACCAAAATTTTACATATCTACCCTCTACTCTAAACTCTCCAACCTCTAGCACTACAGTACCAGCATTACACTGTATTATAGCTACACGCTTTTTATTATAGGTGTCTGTAAAATCTGAATTATCCTGACTCCACGATGCATATAAGATAGCTATATCTGATGCACCTGCTTGACAATCCAGCTTAACCTCAAAGCCTAAACCATTTGGCGTTGGATTACCTAAGTCAATAGCTGCTGTAACAGCAGCCAGTACAGTGTCTGCTAAATTAGAACCTAATAAGGTTACTGCTGGGGCTGCTATACTTCTGTCTGTACCTATATCTTGAGCCATTATACGCCACCAGTATCTAATTTAACTATTGCAGCAAAATCAGCGCGAGTTATAACTGTATTAACGCCAAAGAGATCTTCTGCGCGACTTGGCTGTTTGAGTCTTATTGATTGTATTGCTGCCCTTGTTACTGAATCCTTATCAAATAAAAACCACAATTTAGGTTTATATGGCTTCAATCTTGCATTGTCTTGTACATTGATAAATGCTTTAACCCACTCTTTATCGTACTCACCAAGTGCTGCATATTCACCAGAATCAATAACGGCTGAAATATCTGAAACGTCTAATTCTTCAAATGGTCGTCTGATTTTCGCAGCGGCTAGATTATATTTAGACCTGTTCAACCTGCGAAGTAATCGATCAGTCTCAGACCTGACATCAACATAGCCAATAGTCAAAGGATCGTTTGTTAATTCGTTTTGTAGAGCTATTAATTGTATTGTGTTAAGTGGCATCAGCCACCCCCAACAACAGTCAACTTAAGCTTAAACCCAGCGGGTGTAGTCAATGGCGGTATCGGTGCGGTATATCTCGCAACGCGCCAGCCTGTTCGCGAAGAGAATTTTGTTCCGCGCTTTGCTCTAATTGCACACTGTAAAGTTTCGCCGTCATTCAATTCAAACGTACTTGATATTGAATTTGTTGTAGTTGTCCCCATAGAAAGCAATAATGTATCGCCTAGTTTGCGGCATAGTAGCTCGGTGCTATCTGATAATGGCGCTTTAATAAATGTCGCCTCGAACGGCACTGTGTCCGCATTTGAAATACTTGGAATCAGCCAGATCAATAATACAATTAATAATCGTTTCATAGTAACCACCTCATCAATTTAAATTAGGACTCTCAAGGCGCAATAACAGAGGTGACGGCTGTTACGGGAGAAGCGCCCCGAGAGCTACCCAGAGCGTAGCACAAACCCCTAAAAGAATGAAACCTCTTCTTCTACGTCCTTATCCCTGCGTCGCTTACGTCCTCGTAGGAGCCGTTCCATGACCTCTTTGTCATCAGTAACAGTGACTTTCTCTGCTGCAAACGCATCAACAAATACATGTTTAGCAATAAGATTCAACGCAGTGTTGCTTGCGGTTATGTTCCCTTTCTGCCGGGCAATGCCATGATTGTCCACCGCTTCCATTAACACCCACTCAGCATCGACGTGACTTGCTTCAAGTCTGAACGTCAATATGTGATTGATTGCTGCTTGTACGTCGGGCTGCTGTACAATCCCATACCCTGAGTCAGGAGAAAACCCGGAAGTTTCCGCCGCACGTCGAGCAGAGAAGTCTTTCACATACTCGATAACAAAGTTAATGTATTTAGGCCGCAACCCGGTAAGGTCAGCCGCTGTGATTCTACGTATCATATTTGAAGGGTAGCACAGTTACTCTGGTACATAAAATCCTGCAATTCACACCGATATTCACACACATAATAACCCTACTCTGAAAAGTGGTACTGCTAGGCTGCTAGGCTGTCAACCTGTTTTGAGGCTCAAGGCTAATAATTTACAAGACCTTCAATTTTCACCAGCTATGAATATCCCCAGAAAGACAATAGGTTGGCAGTATGCCGAATTTCCCTTATAAAACAACATATTTACTACTGACAACGTAAAAAATAGGTTAGCAGTGGTTTATACCAATAACTATAGATATCAATAAGCTACTACTGCCAACCTCACTGCCAACCTAAAAACCGGTTAGCAGTCGATTTGAAAAACTGTTATAGATCAACAAGTTACACTACTCATTTTTGAGATGATGCTCACAGCGTTAAAATACCTGACACCAAAAACACTATAATAATGCTCACAGCATCATCTCAGCACAGCAACTACGCCTCACAGCATCATAGTGCAGGTAGCATTGACGCTAGGAGCATTTAACGCGCATAACATTAATGCCGAGAACGTTTAATGCGCACAGCAACATGCGCCACGCATCATTGAATAATAACCACACTTTAAAAGTGCGCGAGAAACATCATAGTGCTGAGAGCACGCTCCGAAATAAAACTTGACAACCGTGTAACAGTGTGTTACAATGTAGTTGTAAGTTGAATTAATTGAGGTGACACATGAACATAATAAGCAGCGCAGCAGGCGGAGTTCACTACTCCCTGCTAACTGAACAACAGAAGAGAGCCGTCGATGATTTCTACGGGCGCAAGCTTGTCGATGCCGAGAAACAGTATCACTACTTCTTCAACGAAGACGGTGAATGTGAGTCGGCATCATGAGTGAAACGATACCACTGTATAGCCCACCAATAAAGTTCAGCTATAATGATGGCGGACGTGCCGACGCGGGTTTCAAAGGTGACGCCGACGACTGCGTCTGCCGCTCTGTTGCGATTGTAA